AAATCGTTGGGGATTCTCAAAGGCCGATGATACTGCTCAAAATGCAACATCAGTTGCACCAAGACAGTATTCAGTAACAGTTAGTGGTTCAGCCGCTTCACCAAGTGGAAATCCAAGTGATTTCGGTGCGAGTGATGCTACAAGAATCGGTATGATGCATGTTAATACATCAAATGGAGAAATTTGGATTTATTCATAAACTAAAGTGAGGTTATAAATGGGAGTAAAAGTCGGTGGACAAGTAAAAACTATAGTGAATGAAGTAGCTAAGTTTAATAAGGATGAGATAGAGTTCTTATTTGAAATATTAAAGAACTCTATGATTCCAGGTAAACATATTGGTATCGCGATGGAAGTAATTAATAAATTAAAATCACAATACCAATTGATAAATAGAAAAGGTGCGAAAGTACAAAAGGTTGAATCAAAAGAATCAGCATTACAACAAAAGATTACAAAGATTCAACAAGAAGAAAAACAAAGACTCAAAGAACAAGACGGAGAACTTTGGGTTGAAGAATAACTTTATTGGCCTTGGTGTGGCAATCAAGGAAGTGGGCCGAGAGGTAACCAACCATAAGGAGATACAATAGATGCCAAGTTGGAAAAAAGTCATAGTTAGTGGTAGTGATGCCGCTCTCAATAGTATCACACATACAGGAAATTTCACTCTTGATGTTTCTGGTGATATTACCTTTGATGCCGATGGTGCCGATATCAAGTTAGAAGATAACGGAACAGAATTTGGTAGATTTAGTAGGGTTTCTTCTGATTTAGTTATTAAATCAATAAGTAATAATAACGATATGTTATTCAAAGGTGTTGATAATACATCAACAATAACTGCACTTAAATTAGATATGTCTGAAAGTGGTGATGCATATTTCAACAATGATATAAGTGGTTCTACAATTAGAGCGAGTGGTGATGTTATCGCGTTCAATTCATCTGATGAAAGATTTAAAGATAATATAAAACCAATATCAGAACCATTATGGAAGTTAAGTAAAATTGGTGGTTATACATTTGATTGGAATGATAATCAAGATGTTTATAAAGGACACGATGTTGGTGTTATAGCTCAAGAAATTCATAAAGTATTACCAGAAGTAGTTGGTGAAAAGAATGATGGATATCTTGGTGTTAAGTATGAAAAAATAGTTCCATTATTAATCGAATCAATCAAAGAATTAAAACAAGAAGTTGATGAAATCAAGCAAAAATGTGATTGTTTGAACAAATAAGTTTATATTTATTACTATATGAAATGTTTAAAATGTAAACACACTTGGAAAAGAACTAAATGGACTGAGTATATCAGTTTTCTATCAAGGTGTGTGAAATGTAGTAGTATTTGGATACTACGATATTAAAGGAGTTATAATGGCGAAAAAACAAAAATCTATTAAATTTAGTAAAGAAGAACTCAATGGTTTACAGGCTATTAGAAATGATTATCAATCAATTCAAAATGAGTTTGGAGCATTAAGAGTTCGTAGATTACAACTACAACAACAATTAGATTTATTAGAATCTCGTGAAGTTGAATTAGATGGTTTATATGTTCAAGTTCAATCAAATGAGAGAAATTTATCCCAAGAACTTACTGAAAAGTACGGAAATGGGAATTTAGATTTTGATACTGGTGAATTTACACCAGAATAAGTTCAAAAATAAAAAAAATATACTCACCTGATGTATTTTGAGAATTTAAAACACTATTTATAGGGGAGTATAGAATTGTTATATACTACATTAACAGAAATATTAACAGGAGAATAACCAATGGCTGAAAGAATAGTAAGTCCAGGTGTATTTACAAGAGAAAAGGATTTATCTTTCTTACCACAAGGTATCGCTGATATTGGTGCGGCAATTATTGGTCCAACATTAAAAGGACCGGCATTTGTACCAACACAAGTATCAAGTTTTTCAGAATTTGAAAATATCTTTGGTGGAACAGATAAGCGTTTCTATGTACCTTACACCGTCAAGGAGTACATAAAAAATGCTCCGAGTGTAACTATAGTTCGTGTTTTAGGTATTGGTGGGTATCAATCATCATTTCTTCGATTAGAAGTTAGTCAATCTTCAGGAGATTATCTAACTGCTGCAGTATTAAAACCATCAAGAAACAATCCAACATTGGATTTAGGTGGTGTAACATCTGCATCAATCGATGCTAGTGGTGATTTTGTAAATTTTGTTCTTGGTGTAGGTGGCTCAACACCAGTATCTTGTTCTTTTGATACAGGTTCAGCAAACTATATCACTAACATATTTAGTGAAGACCCACAAACTACAAACACAGACGCATATGTTTACAAAAACTTTAGAGCTTTCCAAGAAGATGGAGATAGTACTGGAGTAGCGTTTACTGCAAATAATACTGTAAGAATCATAAGTGGAAGTACAACTGCTGGTGAAGATTTTACATTTGATTACAAAGTTGCTACAACACCTTACATCGTATCACAATTAAATGGTGGAGCGAATAAAAACTTATTTAAAGTAAATACTCGTTCACACGGTACTGGTGTAAGTGATGATTTCAAAATCGCTATCGCAGATTTAACTGCGGCTGGTAATGTACCAGGTAGTGATTATGGTTCATTTGCATTAAGAGTATTAAGAAACAATCCTGGTGAAAATAACGATGGTGAAGTTCTTGAAGAATTTCCAAATCTGAACTTTGACCCAGAATCAACAAATTACCTACCAAGAGCAATCGGTGATAGATATGTAACTATTGATTCAAATGGTAAATTAACCTATAATGGTGATTGGCCAAATAAATCAGTTCATATTTACATAAGTGATTATGAAACTGAACTTGAAGGTATTGCTGAAACATTAATACCACACGGTTTCGCGGCCGTAACAAATCCTGTTCTTGGTGGTTCAACAATCCCAAGTGCAAGTTTTGTTGTTTCTCAAAGTAATTCAAATGGTGCATTTGATTCAAATGTATACTATGGATTTGACTTTGATAATAAAACTAATAAACAATACTTATCACCATTACCAACAAGTGCAGGTGCTGGAAACAATGCAGTGTTCTCACTTGAAAATATGGTTGGTAGTAATGATGCGAGTGAAATTGGAGTTGATACATACGCAGATGGAACAGAAAATCTATCTTTAACAGCTGCAGCTAAAGCTCAGTTGAAATTTGTTGTTCCTTTCCAAGGCGGTTTTGATGGAGATAATCCAACAACACTAAAAGCTACTGGAAATGATATACAAGCGACAAACACACAAGGGTTTGATTGTTCAACATCAATCGCAAGTGGTTCGATTGCTTACAAACGAGCAATTAATGCAATCTCTAACCCAGATGAGTTCGATATTAACTTATTAGTAACACCTGGTATCATCCACGAGTACCACGGTACCGTAACTAATCACGGTATTAGTAAAGTAGAAGCTCGTTCAGATGCATTCTATGTAATGGATGGTTCAAGATGGGGTAGAAATGTAAGTAACGCAGTAAGTGATATTCAAACACTTGATACAAACTATGCGGGTGTATATTACCCGTGGGTCAAGTATGATGATGTTGATAGTGGTCAACCACAATGGGTTCCACCATCAGTAGTGTTACCTGGTGTGATTAGTTTCACAGATAGTGTATCACACGAATGGTTTGCACCAGCTGGATTAAATAGAGGTGGTTTATCATCTGTATTAGAAGCGAAAACAAGATTAACACATACTGAAAGAGATACACTCTATGAAGGTCGTGTTAATCCGATTGCTACATTCCCTGGTCAAGGTGTTGTGGTGTTTGGACAAAAAACATTACAAGGGAAACCATCAGCTCTTGATAGAATCAATGTAAGAAGACTATTAATTAGACTTCGTAAATTCATTGCAAGTTCTTCAAGATACTTGGTATTCGAACAAAATACAGTAACAACAAGAAACAGATTCCTAAATATTGTGAATCCTTTCTTAACAAATGTACAACAAAACTCAGGTTTAAGTGCATTTAAAGTTGTGATGGATGATTCTAACAACACACCAGATGTTGTTGATAGAAATCAGTTAGTAGGACAGATATTTATCCAACCTACAAGAACTGCTGAATTCATCGTATTGGACTTCGTAGTACAACCAACAGGAGCATCGTTTCCTGAATAAGTTTAATTTATAAATTGACTTATAAAAGAGAAATCCCCCATTCTTTCGAGTGGGGGATTTTTTGTTATCAAAGGTTCTTACGATTACGATATTAACACCTTTGAATGAAGTGTTTAGGATTCGAACCTAACTCTTATATCACCACTACTTCGGACTACATTAACAAAGTTTAAAACATAAATTATCCTTTCCTTAATTTATCTTACACCTAAATATAACAACAAAATACTATACAAGTCAAGTCTTTTTTTAAGAATATCTTTGAATAATTTCTTCTACTTGTTCATCAGTAAAACCAACAACATTATAACAATTTAAGAAATCATAAACAGTAAAGAAATCAGTATCATCTAATAAATTTAGATAACCTTCTTTATTACCACCTTCATTAAAAGCCAAAGTTTCTCTTTTATTTTCATAAAGATTAACTATAGCGTTTTCTTGTTGTTGAACAAACATCTCAATATTTTGTTCTATTTGTTCCTTAGTGAAACCTTCAGTAAAATTTGGTATTGTTAAATTTGTAATCATATTCATAATCCTTTCATTCATATTCATCTTTTAATTCTATACTAATATAACAATACTATGAACCAATGTCAAGTCTTTTTTTAAAAAAACTTCAAAAAAACTTCGAAAAAGATAATCAAAAAATACATCTTTTTTAAAATATAGATATTTATTACTGAAGTATTTTAAAGGCGAAATTAATTAGGAGAATGAAATGGCCACCGTATTAGGACAAGAAGATATATTTTTTAAGAGTTTTGAACCTAAAACAAAAAATAGGTTTTTTATGGAGATTGGTGATGGGATACCAGCTTACTTTGTCAAAACTGCAAACAGACCTCAAATCACATTTGAAGAGATTGAATTAAATCACATCAATGTTAAAAGATACCTAAAAGGTAAAGGTGTTTGGGAACCATTGGAAGTAAGTTTATACGACCCAATCGTTCCAAGTGGAGCACAGGCAGTTATGGAATGGGTAAGATTACACCACGAATCAACAACAGGCCGTGATGGATATTCTGATTTTTACAAGAAAGATATCACATTCAATATGTTAGGACCAGTTGGTGATATTGTTGAACAATGGAAATTAGTTGGTGCATTCATTCAAACAGCAAACTTCAATGATTTAGATTTCGCTAACGGAACAGATGTCGCAGATATCAATTTAACACTTCGTTACGATTACGCAGTACTTGAATTCTAACCAGGAGGGTATATGAAAATGTGGGAAATATTCAAAGATAACAATGATTATAATGAAAAATCAATAATCGGTTTCGGTGCGTTTACAGTAATGGTTTTGTTTGCATTAGCAGATGTTGTAACAGGTATTCTTGGAAAAGACCTTGTTATCAATGATGTAGTGTATAATTCATTCCTATTCACCACTTTAGGTTCTTTTGGAATCGCAGGTGCAGAAAAAGTTTTAGGAAACAAAAAATAAATTAGATTTTTCTAAAGTTACAACATAGTTATATACATATGGTTTTAATTTCATATTTCATAGGAGATAATAATGGCTGAAAATAAGTCCGCGTTTCCTACTGAAGAATTATCTTTACCTTCAAAAGGATTATTGTATCCTGAAGATAGTCCATTAAGTAGTGGAACGATAGAGGTCAAATATATGACCGCAAAAGAAGAAGATATTCTAACATCAACAAATTTAATTGAAAAAGGATTAGTAATTGATAGATTATTAGAATCTGTTATTGCAAATCCTAAAGTTAAATTAGATGATTTATTACTTGGTGATAAAAACGCATTGATGTTGGGAACAAGAGTATTAGGGTATGGTTCAGAATATACTGTAAATCTTACAGACCCTGATACAGGTTTAGAAACAGAACACACATTCGATTTAAGTAAATTAGAATTTAAAGAAATTGATTACAAACAACTTGAATCTGGTGAAAACAACTTCGAATACACTTTGCCAAAAAGTGGAAGAGTTCTTACATTTAAATTATTTACAAGTAAGGATGAAAGTGAAATCGAAGAGGTTTTAAAAGGATATGAAAAGATTAATGCAATCAATGGTGTGTCACCTGAATTAACTACAAGGTTGAAAAAACAAATAACATCAGTAGATGGTAAAACTGATAAAAAAACGATAAATAATTTTGTTGATAATGAGTTCTTAGCATTAGATACAAGAGAGTTTCGTAGATATGTTGGTAGTGTTTCTCCTGATATTGTATTTGAAACTGAATACATAAGTCAAATAGGAGAGCCCCACACGGTAAGTATACCATTAGGGGTTAGGTTTTTTTGGCCTGAGTCCACAATATCGTAAACAATTACACGAAGAAATATTCTCAATAGTTTACCACGGTAAAGGATTCACTTTTACCGAACTATACAACATGCCCGTTCCTTATCGAAAATTCTATACAGAACAAATGTTACAAACTCGTAAGAAAGAAAATGATGAGGCGAAGAAACAATCACGCAGAAAATAAGAGAAACTGATATTTATTATTGATTAGTTCCATCTAAATTCAACGGAGAATAATAATGAAATTATCAGAAGGTTTATTTGATAGAATCAGAAAAAATATACAAAAAAGTCTTGATAAAAAATTAGATAAAAAAATTGATGATTTACTATCATTAAAAGATAAGGGTGCACAAAAAATAGTCACTCAATTAGCAAAAGATATCGAAGATTTTGAAAAAAAGTATAAAAACTTTAACGATAGATTTGACAAATAATAGTTACAAAACTTAAACCACAAACGAGAGTAATAAATGGCATTGTCAGTAAGTGATTATAAAGAAATAATCAGATTAACAAAAGAGATTAAAGAAGAAGAAAGGGAATTGGCACGCCTAAAAGCTGAAGGTCAAAAAATCAATAAAGAAAGATTGGAAACTTTAAAGGCTGAATTAGAAGTAAAAAGAAAAGGAAAAGAAGAAGCCGAATCAGAATACAAAACTACAGAAAAACTCTATAAAACTGCTACAAACTTATCAAAAGGAATTGTTGGTAATTCAGATGAATTATTAAAACGCAAAAGAAGAATTGCTGAATATGATAAGAGCTCAAACGATTTACAATTAATGGCTTCAGATGCATTAAAAAAATCAAGTGAATTTGAAGAAACCATATTAAGAACTAAATCAAAATCTAATATGTTGAGTTTTGATTCAAAATCAATGATTCAAGAGATTAATGAACAATTAGAAATTATAAACGAACAATATGATGAAGCTAGTGATGAACAAAAAGAAATTTTAGATAATACTAAGGCAGACTTAAAGCTAACTGAGAAAAAAGTTAGGGCGATGGGTGAGGTTGCTGATAAAGCCAAAGGATTAAAAGCTGCTCAAGATAAGATTAAAGAATTAGCGGGTGGTTATGTAGATAAGTTAGAAGCCGGTTTAGAGATGATAAAATCTATGGGTAAGGCCATTATGGAAAATCCAAGAATGGCTTTCGCGGCATTAGGTGCTACTATTGGTAAATCTATTTCTTATGGTATAGCTCGTATTAAAGATATGCAACAAGATTTAGGTGCGGCCAGAAGTCAAGCTATTGAGTTAAGAAGAGAGTTTAATGATATGAACTTAGAGTTTGGTGCTAGACAAATAGGTTTTGATTTATTTGGACTGGCTCTTGGAGCAGATGCTGGTAAACTCGCAGGGAGTTTATCAAATGAAATGGGAACTCTTCAATCAGTTACTGAAGAAACAGTAAATCAGATGATGTTGTTTGAAAAAGGTTTAATGGTAAGTGGAGATACTTCTGCTAAACTTTTACAAAACTTTATGAAAATTCGTGGTGAATCAATGGAAACTGCGTTAAAATCTATGGAAACCGTAGGTGCGTTAGCTATCGCGAATGAAATACCTGTTAATGTATTGATGAAAGAGATTGCAGATAATACAGAAACATTTGCAGAATTTAGTATTCAAGGTAGTAATAATATAGAGATGGCCGCAGCTCAAGCCAAAAGACTTGGAGTTAATTTGGCCACTACTGCTAAAATTGCAAACTCATTATTAGATTTTGAATCAAGTATTGAAAGAGAAATGAGAGCTTCATTATTAATTGGTAGACAATTAAATTACAATAGAGCTCGACAACTTGCACTTGAGGGTAATATTGCAGGTGCCGCCGCTGATGTTGTATCACAATTAGGTGGACAAGCTGGATTTGCGAGATTAAATGTAATTCAAAGAAGAGCATTAGCCGAATCCATAGGAGTATCAGTAGAGGAATTAAGTAGATTGGCAAGTGGTAGACCAATACAATTAAAATCAGCTGATGAAGAAAGTAGAGATAAATTAAGAGAATCTACTGATGCATTAACTAATATGATGGATAACTTTTTACAAAAATTTGGTACAGGTATTGGAGCAATATTTGGTAGTGGTTTAGGTACTGAATTGTTAGGTCAATATATTGGTTTCAGAGGAGTTGGTAGTATTATGAGGCAAATTGGAATGAGTTTAGGTTTGGTGACGAAACCAATCGTAGATGCTACAACAGGTAGAAGAGCTGGTGGTATCTTTGGTGATATCTTTAACTTTTTTAAGCGTGGTCAAGATGATATTATTCCAGGTGCTGAGAGAAGACTTGATTTAAGAAGAGGGTTTGGTAGTAAAGGAGAAGCTAAATTACTTGAAGCTTTAAATAAACTTAATATAACAATGGATAAATCAGGAAGATTAAGAGCTCCTGTGGGTGGTATACAAATTGGTAACAAATTCTATAAAGGTGGTTCACTTCTACCAAGTCCAGATAAAATTATGGATGCGTTTGATAAATCAGGTAGAAGTCTTGGTAAAGATGTTGGTAGGGCTCTTGATAAAACTAAAGTAACAGGAAGAGGACCAAGAATAGATATTCCACCAAAAACTTTTACTGATATAGGTAAAAAATTTGGTGATGGTTTAAGTAAATTTATTAAAAATAACGGCAGTAAAATGTTTAAAAGTTTGAGTTTGATTGGAGCTGGTTTTGAAGTTTTTCAAACACAAAAAGAAGTAAAGGCTTTAGGTGGAATGTCCAATAGAGAAGCTCAACGAACTGTAGCTGATAGTATAACAGGATTTGGTGGAGCACTTGTAGGTGCGAGACTTGGTGCAATGGGTGGTGCCGCTCTTGGTGCAATGTTTGGTCCAGCCGCTCCAGTTATGGTTCCTTTATTAACTATAGCAGGTGCGTTAGGTGGTGGTTATTTTGGATATCAAGGTGGTGAAGCACTTGGTGGTGCCGCTTTTGATATGATTTCACCTGAACAAAAACAAATAGATGAACTTAAAGATACTAATGATAATATAGATAAAGGTTTACAATCAAATGCAACAAATATTGGAGCAGTTGCCGAAAAATTAGCAGAACTCGCGACAGAAGTAAGTTTATTAAAACAAGCTAATGAACAACATCTTACAAATGTTGTAACTGCGGTGAATAACTTAAATCCACAAAGAGCGTAAGGAGATAAAGAATGCCTGGATTATTAGATAAAGTAAAAGGATTAACATTCCACACTACTGATACTTGGGATGACAAGATTGGTGATTTGGGGAATGATGGTACAGCTGATACTACAGGAAATGTAAGTAATATTTTACCAGGTAAAACACCTAATAAAACACTTGAAGCCAAATGGAATGATGAAATTGATTATGATAATATGGGTCCTGATGGTTTAAGTGTTAATTCATTAAGAGAAGAGGGTATATTTGGAGCAGATGCCCCATTTGTTACTAAAAAATTAAATAAACCTGGTGAACAACCAGATGGTGAGCTTCCTAATGGAGCTTATATTGAACCATTTTTGGCGAGATTACTAAAAACACCAGATGCATTAGTACGATTAACTAAAAATTTAACCACACCAAAAGGTGTTGCGTGGATAGTAAAACAAGGACTTCTTCAACGAACAAATTCAATGAGAAGTACAAGAAATGTATTCATTCCACCTATTGCGGCAATCACATCAGCCACAGGATTAGTAAGTGTTAGTAGAATGGATAATAATATAAATCCATTTGATACTCCCGCTCAAATTAAAAACAAACA